GCGCCTGCCAGGACCACCATCGCGGCGGCGCCCAGGGCCGGCGCCAGCAGGGGGGCGGGGCTCACCACCCGCCCCCCGGGCCCAGGCACCGCGGCCGCGCCCACAGCGCGCCACAGGCGGCCGCCTGGCGGCCTTGCGGCGTGGCGGCGCCTGGCGCCCCGCCTGGCAGCCTGGCGGCGCGCAGCGCGGCCACGCGCGCGCCGTCACTGCTGCCGGCGATTGACCTGGGCATCGTTCAGCTTTTCGATGCGATCAATCGACCGCAGGATGGCGGCGACGTTGGTCTTGAGCGACGCAAGGTCGGTCAGCACCTGGGTTTCGGTTTTCCGGTCATCCTTGGCGACTTCCTTCATCGCCTTCACCTCGGCGACGACGGCGGTCACGTCGCGCATGGTGAGCGCGAGGTCCTGGTTGACCCGCTGCGCCCAGAGCAGGTGCGCCGGGATGCCGGTCAGCACCAGCGCCAGGATGATCGGCACGCCCAACCTCGAGACCGCGGCCCATGCCACGCTCTTGGCGATACCCTCGGCGGAGGAGGCGACAATCTTGGGCATACGCAACGTCATATCATCGGCCCTTCACTCGGGACAACCGAATGCATGCAGGCGCGTGCGCCCGGCACCGGCTGCCTACACCGTCACGATCCAATCGAACTGGAAAGGAAGCTGCAGCGCGCCGCCGTCGACCGCGGCCTTGAAGATGGGCGCGAACTCCAGCGGGACGTACTGCTGGAACACCGTGGTCATGCCGTTCAGCGGCAGGGTGTTGAAGGCTGCGGTGTTGAACGGCCCGGCGGTGACCGTGCGCAGCCCGGACAGGATCCTGATGTCCACCTGGTTGCCCAGGCCGAAGCTGACCGAGACCTGGTAGGTCTGGTCGATGCCGGGGTCGGTGCCGTTGTCGCCCAGCAGGAACCGCATGATGCGGCGCTTCAGCCAGCGCACCGAGAACTGCCGCCCGTCGCCCTTGTAGAAATTCCAGGTGATGATGCGCTTGAAGACGTCGTCGGTCGTGGCAAAGAAATCCGTTGATTCGACCGTCGTCATTTCATTGTAGGGCAGCGCGTTGAACGTGTAGGTATTGAACGGGCCCAGGTTCTTATTCACGCCCGACGGCAGGGTCTGCCTGGCCTGCCCGTAGAGCCCGAGCGCCACCCAATCCAGCAGCGCGCCGGTGATGAGCGGCCCGGTGTAGATCGGCAGGTTGATCTCGGCGAACCAGGTGATCAGCTCTTGGCTGAGCGCGTTGTATGCTTCGACAAACGCTTGCAAGTCGTCGTCGTCATTATACTGGACGTAGAGATAGCTTTTCAGTGTGTCCGACTGATACGCAGGCTCTGTCCATGCCAAGTCGTAAATGGTCATGCGGAAATGGCCGGGTTCGGCGGGGTGCCGGTGATCGACTGAGGATAGCCGAAATCGGGTGGCATCGTCACGATGCTTCCCTGGCCCATGATGGGGGCCGGGGGGACTACAGGGCCTTGATAGCGCGCCGAGCGAGATGGCGCGGCGGTTCCGGCCCATGGGTCTTCGAAGATGCGCGCCCGCTCGTTCGGCAGCAACGGCCGGTTCCAAGCCCGCACGCAGATGAGTGCGCCGTTCCATCCCTGGCTGAACCCCGAGAGCGACAAATCAGACGCTCCGATGCGGTGGTTCATCGGGCTGTACGGGGTTCCTGTCGCCGTAAAAGTGGCAGTGGTTGTGGACCGCCCAACCCACAATACGACGCTGGGGCCACTTGTAGGCCCGCTCACTGAAACGCCGACATGCTGCCACACCCCGGCAGAAACAGAAGGCCCCGTCGCAGTCTGATAACCGCCGGATGAATTTGTGGAATACCATTCCAGAACACCGGCATTGACAATCAAAAGCTTGGCTAGTTGCCCACTAATCGTGTAATTCAAGTAGTGCGAAAAAATAGTCTTAACATCAGATACAGATGTTGGGTAAACCCAAGCGGATATTGCAAGCTGCGTTTGCGCTGACGCGAACCCGTCGAGCGTGCCAAGGTTCACGTTCGCTGCCCCAGACCCTCCGCCAGCAAAGGTCGCGGCCTTCCCATATAGCGTCGCGGCCCGGCCAACCGAGTTTTCGGCGATCCCGGTGTTTCGATTTGGCGACAAGTCGAGTGCGATGTTTCCGGCGCCCTCGGACAGCGGCCAGAAGCCCACCAACCCGCGATTGATGGGGTCCGCGCCAAGCAGCCTCGGGCGGGGGCGCCCAACCGGCATGGCTCAAGCCCCCGTTTCGGTGATCGCCCGATACGCGACCACGCACCCGGTCGAAAGCGCCGCGCCACTGTAGTTGACGACGATGATGGAGAATCCGTCCGGCATCGACGCATAGAGGTCGGACAGCCGCATCACCGCCTGCACGGTCTGGTTCTGCGTCGTGTAGGCCAGGGCGCGCAGCAGGTCGAGGTTGTTGGTCGTGGTCACTCCGGCAATGGTGTACGTGCCCTGGCTGCCGCTCGGCAGCGTCGTGGTGCCGCCGTCAGCCTGCAACCATGTCGTGCCGCCGTCGGTTGTCACTGCGGGACTGGCGAACACATACACCGCCCGGTCATTGGCCGGGGCCGTGTTGGCCATCGGCAGCGACACCACGATCTCGTAATCGAGCGCCTTGACACTGGTTTGGTTGTCGATGCGCGCGCTCTGCCACCCGGCCGTTGCGCTCGACGGGAGACTCTGCAGATTGGTGACTGTCAGCGCCGTGTAGCTGCCGTAGGCTGTGTTGACCGTTACCATGTCTACGCCACCGTCGAATCGACCCAGCCACTGGCCTGGGTCCATTTGGTGCCGTAGCGATTGAACCTATTGTCGCGGTTCAGTTCCGCTTGCAGCGCCGCCAGCCGGTCACGCGCGGCCTGCTTCACGGCCAGTGCGGTGGTGTTGGCGGGCCGGTGGATGGTCTCGACAACCTCGATGATCTGGCCGGCTTTCAGCGCCGCAAGGTCGCCAGCCGCCGCGTCCAGAAACGCGGAGGTGGCGTTGGCATTGGCGTAGAACCGCTGGCGCGCCGCCGGAACGTCCAGCCAGAACACCACCCGGTAGTTCAGGTCGGAAGGTATTCCTTCCTGTTCCAGAATGACAATGGCCTGCGTCATATCGCCCTCCTCAGCTTTCGACGAAGAAGTGGGTGGCTAGGAACTTGTGGCCGATGGTGGCGCCGATGACGCTCACCGTCCACGCCGCGCCGGGCCGAAGCCCGGTGAAGCCGATCGCGCAGCAATTGCCGGGCGCCAGCACCGCATAGTTCCCGGCGCCATTCACCACCGCGCTGGTGTTGATGGCCACGAACAGGTTCTCCGCCGTGGCGATGCCCTGACTGGCGGCATCCGGTGGGTTCTGGATGATGAGGTAGCGGCTGTTCGCCGTGAACGTGACCGCGATGTTCTGCGCGGTGCCGCCGGTGGTGATGGTGCCACCAACCGCAGCAGGAGATGCCATTGCGGCCACGCTCGGGGGTTCGCTGGCGTCCGTCAGCCACACCGGGATGGCCCCGGCTGGGTTGTTCTGGTCGTTCGGGAATCCTGGCATGCAATCCTCCTACGAATAGCAGCTGATCAGCAGAACGCCGCCCGTTCCGTTGCCACCGACGCGAGAGGTCCCCTGACTCTCGACGTTCAGTGCGCCACCGCCACCGGCCCCGTAGCCGGTTGCATTGGCGCCATCCGACGATGATCCGGCTTCGCCGCCGCCCGAACCAAGGGGCGAATTGCCCCCCACCCCGGAGAATCCGTTGGTGGGCGAGAGGCCCTGTCCGAGACCGCCGGCATCACCTGAGCAGAGATACATCGGTGTGCCGCCAGACTGCGTGGCGAGCGCGCCTGGTGCACCGCCGCCGACCGCTGCCGGCGGGACGAATGGCGGTGTGCTGCCGATCCCGCCCGATCCGCCCGGGAACAGGAGGGAACCGAAAGTGCCGATCAGCGAGGTGTTGCCTCCAGCCACGCCGATGCCGCTGTTCACGCCGATCACGCCGCCGGTTCCGGCAGCGCCAATGGTCGCCACCAGCGACGTGAGGCCGGTCGCTATGCGAACCTTGCCCCAGGCGCCACCACCGCCGCCTGATCCCGGGGAGAATTCGCCCGCTGCCGTGACGTCGGCCGCGCCGCCGCCGCCGCCGCCGCCCACGCCTTCGACGATGATCGAGTTGGTTCCGGCCGGCAGGCTGACCGCCCCGCTGGCGGTGACAACCAGCACACCAAGCAGGCGGCCGGGGTTGTCGTCGTCCTGCGGGAACCCTTCCATCGTGCCGGCGGTCAGCAGGTTCGCGGCGATATCGCCCGCGGTCCACGCCAGGGCCGTGGTGCCTTCCTGCGCGCGCACGATGGTGAGGGTATCGGCCGAGCGGGCGGTGCAGTGCACGATCTCCTTCAGCAGCCCTGTGGCGGCATCGGAAAACGTCAGCTTGAAGAAGTTGCCCCCCGACGGGCTGGGGAAGAGCGCGCCGCTGCCCGGGGCAAGAAGGCAGGTGGTGGCCACGTTGCTGATCGACCCGGCCAGGGTCGAGGTCGCGTTGTTCGCAAACAGGATGATGGGCACGCCGCTATCTCCCGCGAAGCTTCACGCCCCCCATATACCGGGAGCGGCACGACTGCATAGGGTTTCCGCAGGTCGGCGCGCGTGCCGTCACCCCTGGGTGATGTCGATGTGCGTTGAGTCGGTGAAGAAATAGCTCTCCGGGTCGCCGGCGATGATGCCGGTGCCCGAGCTGGGCGGCGTGCCGATGCCGTTGATCGACACGGTGAAAACCATGCGGGTCAGCTGGGCCGGGGGCACCAGCGACGCCACCGCCTCCTGGAAGACCGCTTGCATCTCGAAAAGGTTCATCGGCTGGCCGACAGCGATGCCCATCACGTAGTTGACCAGGGCCGGCGATCCGAGCTGCGCCACGGCCGCGGGCGGCACCAGGTTCGTGCTGGTGGTGTTCCAGGTCACCGCAATATCGACCACCTGCTGCGGCGGCCGCACGAAGCGCACCTGGTAGGAGTCGGGGAAGTCGTAGAGGCTGACGACTTCGTTGCGATCGTTCGGAGTGCAGACCCCGCCGCTGATGTAGGCGCCGTATCCGCCAGTATTGACGCCAAGCGAAAAGGTTTTTTCGTTGATCACCGTGACCGTGTAGGTGTTGCCGTTCACCGCGGTCATGCCCACTACGTCGTTCAGCTCTACCTCGTCGCCGGTCTCGTAGCCGTGGTTCAGATCGGTGGTGACCACGCCGGGGTTCGCCTGGGTGATGTTCGTGACCGCGATCGTGCTGCCGACCAGCGATGCGATATCGAACAGGGCGATGAAGATGGCATATGCCACCTGGTAGGGGTCGCCGCCGCCGCAGATGACTTCCCAGCCGTCGGCCTTCTGCCGCACCGACACAAGGCGCGCCTGCACGCCCGGCACGGCCTGCAGGGCGGTGCGCAGGGCGCTGGGCATGCCCTGGCTCACCGCCAGGCCGGCCTGCAGCACCTGTGCCCTGTACTGCTCGGCGGTCTGCGCCCCGGTGCCGGGCAGCCCGGGATCCGGGTTGGTGACCGCCAGCGTGACGCCATCGGGCACCGAGGTCACCAGCTGGGTGACCGTATCTTCCGGCACAGCCCAGCTGCCCTGTTCGGTGGCCAGCGCGTAGATCTCGCCCGAGTTGCCGTCGGCGCTGATGACGCCGCCGGTCTGCACCACATACTGGTAGGTGCCGTCGCTGACCGTGAAGCCGGCCGAGATGACGAAGCCGATCGACCCGCTGAACACCACCAGCACGCTGGTGGTGCTGTCGCGCCCCAGCGGCACGCCGTAGATGTTCCCGAGCTGCCGCAGCAGGAAGTCGTTGGCGCCCCGGGGAGTGAGGCTGTTGACCAGCTCGACGCGCGCGGCATCGGCCAGCGCGATCGCCGCCACATCGGTGCTGGCGATGTCCTCGATCAGCGAGCCCGGCAGGTTGGCGGTGTAGCCGGGATTCGTCGCCGCCACGCTGTCGACCAGCGCCTGGCGGATCGCGATCGGCGAGGTCGGCTGCAGCCCGGCGGAGGTCATCACCACCGGAAAGGTGTCGCTCATGTCGGGATCTCCTGCTGCACCCGGGTGCCGTAGTTGGTGACGATGTTCACCAGGTAGGTGGGCGTCGGCTCGGGCATTTTGGTGATGATCAGCGAGGCGAAGAAGGGGGCAAACTGCTGCTGGGTCTGGGTGACGTAGAAGTCAGGGAAAATCTGCTGGATCACCGAGATCTCGGCCGGGATGCCGTAGTTGGCGAAGAACGGGGACTCGCCCAGGATCAGCTGCAGGCATTGCGTCAGGGTCGTGATGTAGACGTAGTCGTTGGCGCCGTCGGCCTGGGTTTGCACCTCGCCCCACTGGCGGTAGCCGGTCTCGTCCGGGGGCAGCCGGCCATAGGTCCTCACGCGATGGGCACTCCCGTATTGCCGCCACCGACCTGGACGCCGCCGTGGCGATGGGTTTTCAGGCTGATGCCGTCGGCCACTACATCGCCGCCGGTGACCGTTACGGTCAAGTTTGTCACCGCCACTCCCGAGGGAGTCACGGCCACCTGGCCGCCCGGCACGATGATGGTGACCCCGGAAGGGGTCAGCAACAGCCGCACCGCGCTGTTCTGGGTGCGCAGGGTGACCCCGTTGGGCCCATAGACCGTGGCGACGCTGCCGTCGACGTCCTGAAAGTCCATGTTGCCGATCGGCGCGAACACCAGGGCGCCCAGGTTGCTCTGCCGCGCCAGGGTGGCCGTGCCGCCGCCCAGCCCCGAGACCCCGCCCAGGTAGGCATCGGCTGGGATCACAAAGCCGCGGCAGCCCACCTGCATCGGCGCCCGGAAATACTCGGTGGTGAGCACCGGCATGCGCACCCGCGGCAGGGTGAAGGGAATCGCCCCCAGCTCGAACTTCACGGTCACGATGGTGCCGGCCTTGTTGACGGTCACGATCGACGCCGGCAGCGCCTTGCCCAGCAGCTGGATCGCGTCCTCGGCGCGCTTCGTGCTGAGGTCGTTGAGGCTTTGCCCCAGCGGCTTCTTGATGAAGACATCAGACATTTGGAATCGGCCCCGATACCTGGAAGGTGGTCACCCACGACAGGCCGCCCGACCCGCGGTATCGCCCGGTGTGCCTGGCATTGTTGATCTGGAAGACGCCGGCAAAGGGATCCCGCGCGCGCGCCTGCGACTGCGATTGCGGCGTGGTCAGGGTTTGCAGCAGCTGCAGCTGCGCCGGCAGCCGGATGAAGTCGCCGGTCTGCAGGTCGGCGCGCATCACCGTGGTCACCGACAAGGTGTTGGCTGACAGCCAGGTGATCTGCCCCACCAGGTCGTTGAACTCGACCTGGATCGGCGTGGTGCGGGTGGTTGCGTCCTGGATGACGAATTGCCGGTCGCGCAGCAGGATCCGCACGCCGGGGTATCCTGGGTCGCGGATGATGCTGCGGCTGATGTCGCGGACATAGCGCGCGAACTGGAACGGGGTGCCGTAGAAGCCGGGCTGGTCGTGCGCCAGCACCAGGCGCGGGCTGATGTTGATAGTGGCGGTGTAGTCGGGGAAGGCGGCGCGCAGCGTGGCGCGAATGGCATCGGCCAGCAGCTGCCCGGCGCGCCAGTCGATCGTGAGGTTGGTCGGCGTCTCGGGCTGGGTGTTGCCCGCGGTGTAGATCAGGTCGAGCGTCATATCGGTGCCCACCCAATTGCCGAACGCCTGCTGGATGGTGCCGGCGATCAGCAGCCCGGCCTGTTCCGGCTTCGCCAGCGGCAGGCCGCGCTGCATGCCGCCGAATACCTCGATCTCCATCAGGTTGAAGTCGCTCGCCTGCGCCAGCGTGCCGAGGTCGATGCCGTAGACGCGCACATGCCCGCCGCCCATGGGGGTTGCGAAGTCGGTCACCGGAATGTCGAAGTCGACGTCGAGCGCGTTGGGCAAGATCTGGAAGAGCTCGTCCTGGGTGCGGTAGGTGCGCAGCAGGGCGGCAGGGGCGGCCGGGCGGCCGCCTGCGGCCGGGCGCGCGGGGCGGCGGATGTTGATCAGGTAGTACCGCACGGCGCCGCCCTCATGGGTCGATCACCTCGAACTGGCGCCGCGCCGGGCGCCACACCAGCTTTGTGGTCGTGTAGTTGGCCGTCAGGCTGATATCGCGGTCCAGCGGGGATCCCACCATGGCGGTGGCCAGCAGCAGGATCGAATCGACGGTGTAGATGTTCACATACCAGCGCTGGCCGAAGAGGTTCCAGGTGACCACCACGTTGTAGGATTCGCCGTCCAGCACGGCGCGGAACTGGAACGGCCCGGAGGGGCTGGGGGCGAAGTCGACGAGGGCCGTGGTCACAGGATCCCCCCCACGAAGTCGGCATACGGCAGCGGGCCCGGGCCCACGCCAGGCTGCAGCCCGGCGCCCACCAGGTTGCGCGCCGCCGCCTGCAGCAGCGCGGCCGCGCCGGTGAGCGGCTGGCCCACGCTGAGCCCGGCGCCCACCGACCCGCCGCCGGTCTGCACGCCTGCGGCGATCGCCGACATCTGGGCGTTGAGCGCGCCGAACGCCTCGTCCTCGGTGATCAGCGGCTTGGTGAAGTCGAGCTGGTATTCGGTCTGGACCTGGCGGCCGGTGTTCATGGTGACGTCGCGCAGATCGGTGAGCAGGCAGTTGAGGTAGATGAACGCCGGGGTCGCCACGATGTAGGTGCCGCCGGTGGTGCTGTGCAGGTTCAGCGTGGCGCGCAGCGCCGACATGGTGGCCAGCTTCGTGAGCATCGAGCCCGGCCCCCGAGCCGGGCATACCATGCGCAGCGAGACGTTCAGCGGATCCGAGATGATGGCATTCGCCGCCACGCGCTGGTTGGCGAACGGGTAGTCGCCGACGCGGTTCGAGATCAGCGTGCTGCTGGGCAGCGGCTCGAAGTGGGCGAAGAAGTCATTCAGATCGAGGTTGTCGCCGCCGCCGCTGAGGATCCCGCGCACGAAGTTGATCGACTCCGTGATGGCGATGATCGGCAGCATGCCGCCCGGGATGAACTCCGTGATCCTGCTGCGCCCGGTCAGGATGATGGGGCTGATCTGGTAGCTGAGCTTGAAGATCTCGCGACTGACGGAGGTGAAGGCGCTTTCGCTCATTGCGGTGCCCTTGCTGCGGCCCCCTGTAGCGATACACGCGCGCCCGCGGGGTTTTCAATGCGCAGGTCGACGCGGGGCGGCTGTGCGGGCCCCTGGCGGCCGCCGCGCTCCTGGTCCTGGCGGCGCAGGCGCTCAATGAGCGGGTCGACCACGGCCGCCAGGTAGGCACGAGTCTCCTGCGGCAGGCGCGGGTCGTTGCGCCAGTTTTCGCCGTGGTCCCGCACCGCTCGCTCGACGTAGCGCGGCCCCCAGTTGTAGCCGGCCACGGCTTTCGCCAGGTCGCCGCGGAAGCGCACGAGCAAGTCGGACATGTACGCGCCGGCAGCGGCGCTGGATCGACCGAGGTCCAGGAAGTCGTCGCGGCCGGTGCGGGGATCCACCTGCAAGCCGTATTCGCGGCCGGTTTCCGGCATGAACTGGAAGTGCCCCCGCGCGCCGGCGCTGCTGGGCCCCATGCGACGGCCGCGCCCGGACTCGCGCTGCCAGATGCGGTCCAGCAACCCCGCCGGCAGGCCGTGCCGCGCCTCGATGTCGGCGAAGGGGGTGCCGCCGCGCTGCCCCAGGCGCAGCCAGGTCCAGGGGTCGACACCGGAGGCGTCCACGCCCGGCGCCGAGCCCAGGCTGTAGTCGGGCGGCGCCATGCGCCGGTGCACCGCCATGCGGCCTGCGTCGCTGGTGTCGATGCTGTGCCAGGCGGCCGAGCCGATCAGCGCGCCGGCCGCCCCCGGCACCACGCCGGCGCCCGCGGGGGTGCCGATGCCGCTGGCGGGGAACAGCCCGTTAATCCAGTTGGCCACCCGCGCCACCGCGCGCCAGACCGCTTCGACCGTGCTGCCGAAGCGGCGGATGTCGTCCAGGAACTCGGCCGAGCTGATGTAGTCGCCGGCGGTGCGGATCCCGGTGGCCAGCGTGTTGATGGCGCCGCGCATCACGTCCAGCGACAGCGCCGTCTTCACCGCCTCGGTGAAGGCGTCCGACAGCTTCTCGATTTCGGGGGCCAGCGGCGACAGCGCGTCGAGGAATACCGTCTGCACCACCTGGCTGGCGCGGTCGAACTGGACCGCCAGGCTCTGCCACCGCCGCGCCAGGGTGTCCGAGACGGCCATGCGCCGCCGGTCCTGCTCGACCATCTGCCGGCTGGCCTCGATCTCCTGCACCGTCATCGCGTGCAGGCGCTGCAGGTCTTCCTCGGTGAAGATCTCCAGCAGGCCGCGCGCGCGGGCGTAGGCGGTGCTCTGGCCGCCTTCCTCGTAGATCTCCTTCGCCCGGCGCGGAGCCTGCAGCGCCAGCTCGGCGGTGCTGGCGTCCGGGTTCAGCCCCATCGAGATCAGCGCCCATCGCCGATCGGGGTTGTTCCGCGCCGCCGAGATGTTGCCCAGCATCGACCGGGTGTCGGTCATCTTGTCGTAGTTGGTCTCGAAGGCGCGCAGGTCGCCTGGCCCCAGCCCCAGGCCCTGGCTGGCGCGCCGCGTGGCGCCTGCGCCGCCGGCCAGGGCGCTGATGCCCCACAGCCCCCCCGCGCCCGCCAGGCCGGCTCCCAGGGCGCCCACGGTGCCCCAGCGCAGCAGCGAGACGGCGGTCTGGGTGACGCGGCTGCTGATGGCCCCGTAGATGCCCAGCAGCTGGCGCCCCTCCTGCACCGCCATGCGGGTCCAGCGGGAGATGGCACCCCAGGTGCCAGCGGTTTCGCGCAGGGTGCGGTTGAACCGCCCCTGGCGGTCGGCGGCCTGATCGGTGGCGCCGATCGCCTTGGTGAGCGCCTCGGTCTGGGCGTCGATCTGTTCGGTGGTCTTGTTGATCGCGGCCTCGATGCGCCCCCAGGCCAGCGGCAGGGTCTGCACCGTGGCGTTGTATTTCTCGAAGTCGGCCTGGAACTTCTTGAACGCCTCGTCGTCGACCTGGACTTGCAGAATGCTGGTGGGCATCAGGAACTCCTGCCGGTGGCCGCCGCGATCAGGTATCGCTGCCGGAACTGATGCGCATTGGCGTAGTGCTCAAGCCCGGCCTGCACCGCGAAGTCGGGCCAGCCCTCGCCGGCCAGCCAGTCGAGCAGGACGCCTAGGTGCCCGGTGCCGTCGCGCCAGTATTCGCGGCCGCGGTCGATGTCGGCAAGGAAGCGGCGAACTCCGTAGAGTTGGACGAGGTGGTCTGCGTGCCCCAAAGGTCGCCCATCCCGCGCAGCATGGGTTCCAGCGTCTTCTTCAGGTGCATGGCTGAGAGCACCATAAAAAAAACGATGGCGCCGATCACCTCCGCCTTTTCGCGCTCGCTGAACGTGCTCTGCTGCAGCGCGGTGGCCATCGGCACGCTGGACCACCCCGCGTCGCCCGGCTGCACCACGTTGGAGAGCCGCACCATCTCCGCCACCAGGGTGCGCTCCACGCCGTCCGCCCCCTCCCACACACCCAGCTTCTGGGCCACGGTTTTCAGCGCCAGGCCGGCCACCCGCGGGCCGGCGATCACCGACAGGCCCTCGGCGTTGATGGTGGCGAAGGTCTTGCTGATCACCAGCCAGTGCGCCTCGAAAACCTCGCGCGAGAGCGGCGCGACATGCACGTAGATCTCGTGCTTGCCGCGATCGAGCGGGATCACCAGGTTCAGGCTGTCGTCGAGGCGCATGAAGCCGGCTCCGCGCTAGATCAGGTTCCAGAGACTGGAATTGACGTTGTAGTAGCCGTGCAGCGAAACGACGTAGCCGGGATCGTCGCCGGCGAAGCTCATCTCGCGCACCGAAGCGATGGCGGCGTTGAAGAAGTCGTAATTCGGGAAGCCGACGGCATCGGGGATGATCTGCACCGGCCCGAGCCGCGCGTCGAACTCCATGCGCTGCTTGTAGAGCGTGGAGAG